AGAAGGTTGAAACAAAATACAACATCAAACCTGAATTCAAAAGGGTTTGTGAAGCATGGGATGAAATGATTCCAGTTCTAGCAGGAACTGCACTAGGTGTCCCAATCATTCTTGAGTATTTCAAGGAAGATCCAGATGCTGAAGGAATTGCAAAGTGGAAGAAGACCTACATCATTAAGAACAAGAAACTCTACGAAGCGCACAAACCTATCTGGGATGCGTGGATGGAAAAACACAAAGAGGTTCTTGAAAAACGCAAGGTCTATGCGAAACTTGAATGGCAAGCAGGAGTTATGAAACCGACTGATAAGGTTCTTGACAATCACTACATTCAATTACGACAATCTGGAATTCGAGTCAAGAATGCAACCGACTTTCCAACGTTAGTTGCGATTGTTCAGACTTCAATTGTAGGATCCAAAGGACGATACATTACACCTCGAGAATGCGCTCGTCTTCAAAGTTTTCCTGAAGAGCATATTCTGCCTGAAAAAGATGCGGTTGCGTATCGTCAACTAGGAAACTCGGTGAATGTCAATGTGGTTGAACATGTTGCGAGACATCTTTTAAAACAGATTTGAGTTTGTCAAAACATTAAACTCAGACACAATGGCGTATAAATCTAAAACAATCTCAGTAACTCTGTTAGACAAACTCATCCAGTTGAGTGTGCCATTTGACGATGACTCACTCAAACGTATTCATCATGTTCTTCCTCAAAATCATTGGACGGATACTAAACCTATCTTTGTATCAGTAGACGATTCATTCACTCTCTTTGAAAAAGTGATTGAAGGGACTGAATATTTACAAGCAAAACGTGATCGATTTGTAGGGCATTTATGTGGGTATGGTTATGGAACGTATGATGAACTCTCTAGTGCTTTGTTAGAACATAAGCGCGATTAATTCCAGTCAACTCTGCAGTGATATGAAACAATGCTCCTGCGAGGAACACCGTGATCCATTTGGAGAACCCTGCTTTTTCAGCGACCCAGAAGATAGGCAACAACAACAATCCAACGATAACCGCTTCAAACAGGAAGTACATTTAGTCTTTAAAATGGAATTGATTTTTTCTAAAACTGGAGAATGTAGACTAAGATGGAGGAACCTATTTCTAAAACGTTAACTGAACTGAACTTTCCCGATATGAAATTCCAAACCGATGAACAAGGACATGATTGCTTTTATATAAGACTTTGGCAGGGATCAGATGTTGAGATAAATATTGAAATTCTCTACGAAGATGGAGGAATAGTAGCATCTGTATTAAGTCATCATGGTATGACTCATACTACAAAATCCTTGATCATGAATACTCTGATGAAGCATCTACAATTGAATTAAAAATCACACGTGAAATCAATGAAGCGTATCACCTATAGTGTGGTCGTAGATCCAGATGTGGATTTTTCTTTGAAAGACTTTGCAACCGATGTAGCGATCTGCTTAGCGGATCCAAATGGGTGGGAATCCAAAGGGTATCGTTTTTTTCAAGTGAAGCGTAATCCACAAGTTGTGATTCATCTTAGTTCTAAAGCAGGTCTTCGCAAGGCAGGATGTGATGACACCTTATCGTGCGCAGAGTTAGGAGGAAAGCAACTAAGAATTAATGTAGAAAATTGGAAACATGGTTCTGCAAAGAGTGGTCAAGATTTGAATGGATATCGTCAGTATGTTATCTCACATGAAATCGGTCATATCCTTGGTCATGACCACGTAAAATGTCCTGGGAAGGGTCATCTGGCGCCGATAATGATCCAACAGACCTTAGGACTTCACGGGTGCCTTCCGAATACAAACGTGTAGTGGGTTCCTCTTTTCGGAAACTTGTTTTAGGATTCATCAAGATCCAAGCAACAAAAAGAAGAATTAAGCAAACGACTATCAACTTGATCATTATATTTAGTGATTTAGTGTTTAGTTGATGAAAGGAAGCAACTTTAGTTGCTGTAGGCAAGTCCACCCATTCCGGACATGACTCGGAAGATGTTGTAGTTGACTGCATACATTCGGAAGTTGAAGGGTCTTGCCTTGGTTGGGTAAATTGCTCCAGGACTTGTTATGCTATCAAACACAAGCGTTGTTGTGTCGATTCGTGAGAAGTTACAGGTTCCACTTGGTTGATGCTCTTCAGGTTGGAGTGCAAAGGAATACACGTTGATTGGATTAGCAGGTTGGTAGGTTGAAGCAAATTGAGCAGTGGAGGTAATAGTCTCAAGATCAGCAATTCCATTATTTCCCGTACCAGCAGGATTTGATGCAGTGTAAGCTGAAGCAGTTGATGTAAATGAAGCAGTGGTGATCGTTCCAGTAGTTGCATCTGTGACTGAAACAGATGTAATTACAATTCCTGTAGTAGCTCCAGCACCTGTTAAAATCATACCTGCAACAATAGGTCCACCTCCAGTCAATGTATAGGTGTGTGAAGTGTTAGTTGCGGCGTTGAGTGTAAAGGAAACAAAACCTGCATTAGGAGTTCCAGTAACGGTCACTGACTCATTACGTGCAGGCCAGAAACCTCCACCTGAGTGGTGTTGGTAAGGTTGAACCTTCCAGAAGTAGTCACCATATCGCTCATCAAATCGGTCCTGACCGTTGATTTGAAGACGGCATCGGTCTGCAATATCATCATAACTAAAGGGTTGTGTGTTACCTGCATCAACAGTTAATGAAGAAGCGCAATCTGTCTTACGGGCGTCCTGAAAGACCCAAATCAACTCCTTGACAGGGTGATTCAAGGTTAAGTCGATACGGGCGTTTGCAGTTGTGAGTGTCTGTTGAAGACCATATTGGAGTTGATCAATCAAATACTCATGTGACTGTTGAGCAAATCGGCGACGCTCATCGACATCCAAATAGACGTAATCGACATAGAGTGACATGTCCTTCAATTGAGGTAATGCAGCTGCAGCTGCAGAGACTGAGTTAAATGAACCCTTTTTTACGAGATCAGTTGAATTCGCCAATGTAACATTGATACGAACCTCATGGTATTGGAGAGCAATCAATGGCAATGCAAGACCTGGATTGCGGCAGAACCAGAACTGAAGAGGAATGTACAATATACTTGGGCGACCACCGCAGGAATAGTTGGTAGAAACAACACCACCTTGTTGTCCACCTGTCATGGCATCCAACTTGGTGGAGTTATCAACAGTGGATGTCAAATTCTCCCATAAATAGAGCCATTCACCGTAGTGAGTATCAATGATCTGTCCACCAATCTCAACTTCAATCTTTTTGAGAAGAACATATCCAAGACGACGTTGACCACCTTGTGTCCACAAGACATCAAAGTTTGCATTTGTTGCAGTTGATCGAGTGTCGGGTAACACGACCTCCAAATAGGTCTTGTACATCAAGTCCGCATTACGGTTGATGACAGCAACGACACGTTGACCATACTGAGGGGCACCCGTGAAGTTCACACGGAATGCCTCCATGGCAAAGTTCGTATGACGCTTGTAGAGAACCTTCCAGAAGGTAATGTGAGGATTTCCAGTGATATACGCATCCTGAGCACCATAAGCAACGAGTTGTAGAAGACCACCGCCCATTATGTTTATTCTTTGCGAGGATATATTCTTCTGAGTTTGACACAATGGCACAACTTAATCAAACAAGAAGGTTTTGCAAGTGTATCAAGAAAGTGGGAAAGACCTTTCGAAATGAAAAAGGACCCATCGCGGTCTGTGTTAAATCTGTCTTATGGACACGAGGGCGAACACTCAAACGATTCAAATGTGGAAGACACGCTAGAGTGACTACGCAGAAGAGAAAGTAACACCGAATCCTTCAAGCGCTTGTTTTGCTGCCATCTGTTCTGCTTTCTTACGAGTCGTTCCTTCACCCGTTTCTTTTAATGTTTTTCCTTTGAGAACAATTGTGACCCGAATCAGTGCATCATTGGAGTCTATCATCGTATACGTAGGAGTTGTCGCAAACTCACGCTGGCAATACTTCTGAAAGATATCCTTGTAGTTGGTGATAGTAGTGACAACATCCTGGATGTCCAAATAGGCCTCCAGAACGTTGGTGACGAATGTATAGACAATATTGAATCGGTTTCCACAATCTGTCCATAGCGCACCAATAAAAGCTTCAAAGATGTCTCCCAGTTTCTGAATGTTTCGTCGTCCATTAATAGCCACAGACTCCTCGTTGTGCCTAGAAATGACATAGAATGTATCCAGTCCGACTTTTTGACATAATGCTCCAATTCGCTCGTTATTAACAAGTTCCTTGCGAGCGTCTGTGAGAAAACCCTGCTTCTTGTCAGGGTATTTACGTCGTAGATAGGTTGCAACACAGACTCCGAGCACGGAATCACCTTCAAACTCGAGACATTCGTATGATTCATCTTGGAGGGGCATGACACCAGAGGGACACGGAGCAAGAGACGCCGGTCGTCCATCGGGTGTAGTGTATTCAGATCGTTTGACATAGGTGGTATGAACCATTGCGGTTTGAAAGACTCTTGCATTTGAAACACGATAATGAGGCAAACCATGGCGATGCAATATACGGTGGATATCCTTCTCTGTAAAGAATCGGTTACGGGCATTGTAAGGTGAGTATACATCGGTCATTATGAATTGTAGTTTCTATCCAATCTTTTATCCGTTTTTCTACACAATGGGAGCTGCTCAGTCCATGGCATACACAGAAGAACCAGATCCGTTACCTAAACAACATTCTGCTCAACCGATTGAACTCTCAAATGTCCGGTATAATACTCCATGGAAATGCGATATGGCAGTCGGACTTGTATTCTTCAATCCAGCAAAGTCCAAGCGTATGGTGATGAACTATTTTTATACAATTGAAAAACTCAAACTTGCAAATATTCCCTATTACACTTTGGAGTTGGTGTTTGATAAGCAAGAACCTGAGATTGCAGACGCCTTTCATGTATGGAGTAAATCGATCCTCTTCCACAAGGAAAACCTCTGCACGATTTTAGAATCCAAGATTCCATGGTGGTTTTCCAAAGTCTTGTTCTTGGATGCCGATATCATCTTTGGTAATCCTCACTGGTATTGTGAAGTCTCAGACGCCTTGAATAAAAACGATGTAGTTCAACCTTTTACATCGGCAGTCTGGATGGACATCACGTATACAAAAATCATGCAAGAACGATCATCGGTTCTCTACATGAATCGTAAACAAAACTTCGATCATAAGTTTCATCCAGGATTTGCGTGGGCATTCCGTCGCAAATGGTTTCGCAAAGTAGGATTCTTTGAATATGGAATCACAGGAAGTGGAGATACACTTTCCGCAGCAGCATGGTTAGATGTCAAGTTTCCAGCAACGTATCTCAAACCTGCTCTAGTTCCAGCGTTCAAAGAGTTCTCTAGTCTTCCAAAACCTCGAATCTCATGTATTTCTGGATCTGTCTA